ACCAATTCTGTACTGCTTGTAAATAGTACCGTTTATTTCACCTGCCTTTCCAATTTCAAGAAAAGGATAACCGGTACCCCAACCAACTTTCACTTCGAAATCGCGTGTTTCTGCGATATCTATAATTTCAGTGAACTGTTTATTCTCATCTGTTGATGTTGAAATGTTGGGATCATATTGAATTCGTAAACGTCCTTTATGAAATTGGGACGCAACTACTTGAAATCGATAGATAATACTTCCATGCCAGTAATTGAACATCTGTGACATGAAACACATTGGAGGCATAAATAGTTCTTGTCCATTTAGCATTTCATTACAGATTGATGGGGTAACATTGAATCTCGCTAAAACATCTCCAGGTAAATCTCCTAATTCGAAAGTTCGCCAATCAAATTGTGTGAGAAGACTTTCCCGTTGTGCGATATCGTAGATACTCATTTGATCATCGCCATCTAAGCCAACAGTCCGGGAATCAATTGTACATTCTTGCTTTGAATCTAACGTAAGCTTCACCGCTAAATCCGTTTGATCCGTAGTCGCAAATGCACTCCCCAAAACTGGCTTGACAGCCTTTGCGCCTGTGATGTCGTTTGGTCTGCTATAACCGAAAAGTTTAGCTACATCACCAACACCACTTGCTACCATTTCAGTAGCACGAGCGTAGGGGCCTACGACGGGTACGTTTTTTAACCACCCGGCGGCAGCCGCCACCACACTTGCTGGTTTTGACACAATTCCAGTGCCATATTCATCTTTCTTCACACTTGTTGTGTGTTTCTTCTTTTTTGAATGTGACTCTAACAATGATTGCGATAATAACGCTGTCGGTGTTGTCAACTTAACATCAGTCATATACGCATACGCTGTAATAGACACTGAAATAGGCTCTCCGCTTGCATGAAAAAGAGAATTCAAGTTTGAGATAAGAATCTCTCCCATGTCATCCCATTCCTTTCGAGGAACGTTCATGTAATTGAAGTAATAGAAGAAAGGTAATTTCATTTCACCACCTTCATTTGTGGTCGGGTTGAGTAGGATATGCGGACGCTGCGACAATAAAACGTAGTCGTGTGTGAACACATTTGCTAGATCCAATTTATCCTGGAATTTCACCGGGTTATATGAGACCATAACTCTTCCCATCGTAAATGAGTTACCATTGATGAGGAATTTGAGGTGTAATGTCCCTGATATGTTGTTGTAATACTTAATCTTCTCATTAACTGCTGGATTTTCGCAAAACAACTTCCACGGATTAAATTTTCCGTTGATACCATTCGGTGCTGTACTCGACCACCTCGTCGAGAAAACCCGCACTGGGCGCGACAAAAATTTGGAGAGATCCGCATCAGCGGTCTCTATTGAATCAAATGTTTCGTCTGGTTGCGATCCGATAACAGCTGAGTACCCTGGATCTAAATCCTCAAAATGGGTAATCGTTTGTTTCTCGGTGTTGGCAACTGCAACTTCTGCGTGTGAGGTCAATTTTTGATATATACATGCCTCAACTAATTTTTCTAAGAATCCATGTTCTGTATGTAACCTAATAAATGTAAAAATGATACGTAAAAATAAATATGAATATAAAATAATATGTAGAAAATTGGTAATGGATTAAAAATCACTACTCCAATCGGCCCATCAACCAATCGGAGGCGACACACGTTTGTGGGTGGCGAGCCCAAGTGTAAAAACACTTCGAACCTAAGATGTGCAAGCCTAGCTAAAAAATGGGTGTGAGTTCCCCAACATGTAACTGGTAACCAGTACACAAATACACTTCTTTAGCATAAATGCAGGAGTGTTCCGCACTTACGATGAGTTTAA